GTTTTTCCACTGTAAAGCGGATAAAGACATTAGTACGATAATAGATCAAGGTCCTCCTGAAATACTTTTCGATGAATACATAGCATATTTTAATAAAATTACGGATAAATATAAAAGATTCCTTGATCTTAGAATTAAAGACACAGGATTATACACGACTAGCAAAACAGGACCAAATGGTCATGGTTTACTTGACTTGGATAAAGACTATGCTGAAATTAAAAGAACTGGAGTCTTAGATATTATCAGAAACCTAAACACCTCAATGGAAAGTATCCTAATAGGAGGTAAAGGTAGAGAAGTTAAAGTATCTGAAGAATTTTCTCCGGAATACGATAAGTTCGTAAACCCTGACCACTTATTAGAGAACAGACCAAGGACGGTTAGAAAAGATGATCTATATAATGCGATGGATAGTTTTATTCAATGGCGAGAGGATCTAGAACCAGGTTGCTACGATAATTGTAATGTATCCAAAATCGGATTCTTATCCGAAGGAGGATGCAAAACAAGAGTCGTTGCTTCCGGGGACTATTTCACTCAAGATTGTTTAAAACCGTTACATCGGTCTTTATATGGAGTTCTTTCCCAGCTTGACACCGATGGTACATCTAGCCATAATAGGGTCGCACAACTGGTTAAAGAGAAGACCTCTGAAGGTAGAGCGGTTTGGTCCTTCGACCTAACAGCTTTTACCGATAGATTTCCTGTCTTTATCCAAGAGTACACCCTAGGAAAGTTGTATACACCGGATATTGCCAAGTACTGGAGGCAACTGTTAACGGATAGAGACTTTTATTGTGATGGTAAAAAGGTTAGATACAATTGCGGACAACCAATGGGCTTATTAAGCTCATGGGCTGCTGCAGCTGTAGTTCACCACGTGACCGTTGAAGCATGTGCCTTGAAGGTTGGTAAAACAACCTTTAAAGACTATTGTTTAATCGGAGACGATGTTACCATTTTTGATAAAGATGTAGCGGAAGAATATAGAAGATTCCTTAATCATTTCTCGATAAAAATATCAGAATCAAAATCACTTTGTTCAGATGGTAAACCATCGAGCGCAGAGATTGCGAAACGAATTTTTAAAGATGGTGAAGAGTTATCTCCTATTCCACCTGATGCATTTGAATCAGCAATAAAAGACTATACGTTATTCCCTAACTTATTAAAGTTAGCCAGTGAGCGAGGAATCAAGTT